CGACAGAGAGGATGATGCTTTGCGTTATCAGGGTCTGGCGTTTAGTTGGATAGGTTTTGACGAGTTAACACAATGGCCCACACCATTCGCATGGAACTATATGCGCTCTCGTCTACGATCCACTGCACCCGACTTACCAGTCTATATGAGGGCTACTACAAATCCGGGTGGTAGAGGACATCACTGGGTCAAAAAAATGTTTATTGATCCTGCTGCTGTAAACGTACCATTTAATGCTACAGACATTGAGACTAACGAAGTATTAAAATACCCAGCAGGACATGAAAAAGCAGGTAAAGCTTTATTTAAACGAAGGTTTATACCAGCAAGACTACGAGATAATCCATACTTAGCTGCACAGGGAGACTATGAAGCAATGCTTTTATCTCTACCTGAACAGCAGCGTAGGCAGTTACTAGATGGCGATTGGGATATTAAAGAAGGTGCAGCATTTACAGAATTTGATAGGAATGTACATGTCGTTGAACCCTTTGACATACCTAGTAACTGGGTTAAATTTAGAGCATGTGACTACGGATATGGAAGTAAATCAGGTGTTGTATGGTTCGCTGTATCCCCAAATGAACAGCTTATTGTATATAGAGAGCTTTACGTAAGTAAAGTATTAGCTACTGATCTAGCAGATATGATACTAGAATTAGAAGTAGGTGATGGTGGAATGCGGTACGGAGTGCTAGATAGCTCTCTGTGGCACAAACGTGGCGATACAGGCCCCTCTTTAGCAGAACAGATGGTACAACGTGGCTGTAGATGGAGGCCCTCAGACAGGTCTAAAGGCTCACGTGTAGCAGGTAAGAATGAAGTACACAGAAGACTACAAATAGATGAGTACACAGAAGAATCACGAATGGTATTTTTCAGTAACTGTACTAACCTCATAGCTCAACTACCTGCGTTGCCAATAGATAAAAAGAATCCAGAAGATATAGACACAACGTCAGAAGACCACTTGTACGATGCACTAAGATATGGTATCATGTCAAGACCAAGGTTTAGTATATTTGATTACGATGCAAACAATGCTAAGACTAATAGAATGACTATTGCAGATCCTACGTTTGGGTATTAAAGGAAATTAAATGGCAGAAGAAAACGAAGTATTTATTGAAGATGAGGTAATTACCTTAGAAGATTCAGAAGAATCTGTAATAGATGATGCTGATGTATCTGCAATTATTCCATTTATTATGGAGCGATATAAAAGAGCAGATGATTATAGACAACAAGATGAAACTCGTTGGCTAAGGTCGTATCGTAATTATAGAGGTATATACGGTTCAGACGTACAGTTTACTGAAGCTGAAAAATCTCGCGTCTTTATTAAAGTAACTAAAACTAAAACCCTTGCTGCCTATGGGCAAATAGTAGACGTTTTGTTTGCAAATAATAAATTTCCACTTTCCGTTGATCCTACAGAATTACCTGATGGGGTTGTTTCTGATGTTAACTTTGATCCTAGTGAACCAGAGCAACTTAAAGGAAGAAACAAAACAGAAGAATCAAGTCCATATGGTTTTGCTGGAGATGGACAAGACATACCAGCAGGAGCAACAGAAAAAACATTAAGAGATAAACTTGGGCCTGTAGCAAAAGACCTTGAAGAAATAGATAATTTAAAAGAAGGCGTCGGTAAAACTCCTACAGCAATAACGTTTAGCCCAGCTATGATAGCAGCTAAGACTATGCAGAAAAAAATACAAGATCAACTGGAAGAATCAAGTGCGTCTAAGCATTTAAGAAGCACAGCATTTGAAATGGCTCTATTTGGTACAGGTGTTATGAAAGGCCCCTTTGCTGTAGACAAAGAGTATCCTAGTTGGAATGACGAGGGTGAGTATGAACCTACTATAAAAACAGTGCCGCAAGTATCCCATGTATCCGTGTGGAATTTTTACCCAGATCCAGACGCTAACAACATGGAAGAAGCTCAGTTTGTAATAGAACGACATAAAATGTCTCGTACCCAAATGCGAGGATTAAAAAAACGACCATACTTTCGTTCTGCTGTAATAGATGAAGCTATACAGATGGGCGAAAACTATGATAAAGAACACTGGGAAGACGATTTGTCTGACTACGCACCAGAACATGGAACAGATAGATTTGAAGTACTAGAGTACTGGGGCATGTGTGACACAGAGATGCTGGTAAATCAGGGTGTAGAAATACCCAGTGAATTAGAAGACGCAGATGAGTTACAGACTAACGTATGGATATGTAACGGTAAACTATTACGCATGGTTATTAATCCGTTTAAACCTTCACGTATACCTTATATGGCTGCCCCTTATGAACTTAACCCCTACAGTTTCTTCGGTGTAGGTATAGCAGAAAACATGGATGATACTCAGACATTAATGAATGGCTTTATGCGAATGGCTGTTGACAATGCTGTATTATCTGGTAATCTTCTTATAGAGGTAGACGAAACTAACTTAGTTCCCGGACAGGATTTATCAGTGTATCCCGGAAAAGTATTCAGAAGGCAGGGTGGTGCACCCGGTCAGGCAATTTTTGGCACTAAGTTTCCTAATGTAGCTGGAGAAAACCTACAGTTATTTGATAAGGCCAGAGTATTAGCAGATGAAAGCACAGGTTTACCTAGTTTTTCTCATGGTCAAACTGGTGTATCTGGAGTAGGTAGAACAGCTTCTGGTATTAGTATGCTAATGAATGCCGCTAGTGGTGGCATTAAAAACGTTATTAAAAATGTAGATGACTATTTGCTAAGACCACTAGGTGAAGGACTGTTTAGATTTAATATGCAGTTTGACTTTGATCCTGCTATTAAGGGAGATCTAGAAGTTAGAGCGCGTGGTACGGAAAGCCTTATGGCTAACGAAGTACGCAGTCAACGACTCATGCAGTTTATGCAAGTTGCGTCTGCACCTACATTAGCTCCTTTTGCTAAGTTTGATTACATCATACGCGAAATTGCAAAGTCTATGGAGTTAGACCCCGACAAAGTAACTAATAATATAAATGAAGCTGCGATACAAGCAGAACTTATGAAGAGTTTCCAACAACCTCCAGAACAAGCTGCACCCCAAGAAGGCGGCCCACCACCTCCAGCAGGAGCAAATCCAGCAGATCCAACAGGAGCAGGTGGCGGCACAATAGGTACTGGTATAGCACCATCACCGCAAGAACAAGGATTTAGTGGAAATAATGGACAAGGAAATACTCAGCAAGTTGAAGGGGCTGGTCAGCCGACCCAAGGAATGGGCCAACTTCAATAACTATTTAGAAGAACTAATTAATCAACAATATCGTACTATGGAACAATCTGACAATATGGTTGCAGTACACAGAGCGCAAGGTTCTATTTACACGCTACGTAGACTGCAAAAATTAAGAGATGAAGTATTGAAATAATGGCAGATAATAATAATAACAATTCTTATACCGTTACCCCAGAATCTGTAGGTTTAGGAAGAAATACCAACCCTTTTACTATGGATCTTACTAGAGATCCCACCTCTAACGTAAGTACAGTTACGCCTGACGACTACCAAAAAGTTTTTGACGAAAGTATTGGTGGGGGAATTAATTTTAAAAAAAACGAAGATACTTCTAAACTTAATCTGGATATAAGTAAAGAAGTTCCTCTAGTAAGAAGTAATATTTTTAATTTAGATGCTAATATCAGGGGCGGTGCTTGGGAATCTACATCTAGTAAAGACGTATACATAGTTAATGAAAGTGGAAAAAAAATTGGTGCAAGTGTTAAAGGTAACTTAGTATTAGATGAAGAAGGTACGGCTATTTTACGTGGTCGTTTGGATAAAGATTTTACAACAGTAGATATGGAAGAACTGACTCCTTTGGGTAATTACAAAGGACAAGACGGAAAGATATATACTAACTGGGATTTAATGTTAGACGTAGGTAGGTTGGGTATAGACTTTGGTAAAAAAGCTCTTACACTAACACTAGGTAATAACGGTAAATTGAGTGTTAATCCAGAAAAAGTAGGCTATGAATACGGAATAAAATTTAACAAAGGTGGAACTCCAATGATGGAAAAACAAATGGAAATGTTTGAAGATGGCGGTCTTAAAGATGAGGGCGGCATGATTGACAAAGAGTCAGGTAACGATGTACCCATAGGAAGTACTCGCAAAGAAGTACGCGATGATATACCTGCTAAACTTAGCGAAGGTGAGTTTGTATTTCCAGCAGATGTAGTCAGGTTTATTGGTCTTGAAAAATTAATGACGATACGACAAAAAGCTAAGATGGGTTTACAACGCATGGAAGAAATGGGTCAGATGGGTAATAGCGACGAAGCTACTATGCCTGATGATATGCCTTTTGGTATGTCAGACTTAATTGTTATGTCACCAGAAGGTAAAGAAGTAGAGATGGCAGAAGGTGGAGTAATTCATGCTGCTACAGGAGTAAATGTTACACCGTCAAATAATCCTACAATGACTAATGTACAAAGAGTTAATAACACAGGCAGTACTTACACACCGTATACTACTGGAGCTTCTGTTGTACCGCTACCTACACAACCTGTGCCTACAAAACCTGTTGTTACTGCTAGTGGCCCTCCTAAATTTCCTGAAGTTATGGGCGATGCCGCAGTAACAATGCGACAATATAAAAATGCCGCTGGGTATGTAATGATGATACCACACATTGGCGGTAAACCTATGTATCCTGTGCCTGAAGGCTATGCGTTAGTTGCGGAAGATGGAACTACTTCTGACATTCCTCCAGCTACAGGAGAAACTACACCAGCAGAAACAGTTAAACCTGAAGAACCGTTTGACTATGGTGGAGAAACAGACATGTTTGGTGTGCCTATTGGTGCATCAGGAGGAGTAGATAGCATGGCAGATGCAGCTATTAACTTTGCTGATATAACATTAGGTAAAAAAACTCCTACTGGGTTAGAAAAGTTTTTTATGAACACACCACACTATGCAGCCTTACAAAAAATGCAAATGAAAGCAGCAAATATAAATACGGGAGATGCTAAGTTAGATCAAACAAGTCTAGCATTACATAATTTACAAAACTCATTTAAAAATTTACCTGAAGGAGATAAAAAAGAGGAGGTAAGTAAATCTTTACAAACAATGGCATATACTCAATATGCACAATCTAAAACTCTTGCAAAAGATGTGCCGGGAGCTGGCAAACGTGGCGGGAAACCATCACCAACTGAAGGAGTTACGCAATTTACTGACAAAACGTTTGCAGATCTGGTAGCTGCTACTAAAGCTAAAACCTCAACAGTTAATCCATTAGACATTGCAGGAACTACAACCGTAACCCCTGACCAAATACAAACACTAGCAGATAAAGCTGCTAAAGATAAAAAAGATAAAGCTGATAAAGTTGCTAAAGATAAAAAAGATAAAGCTGATAAAGCAATTATTGCATTAGCTGAAAAGGCAATAGCTGATAAAGTTGCTAAAGATAAAGAGTTTAATGCTATGGAAAGTGCTACTTATAGTGATAATTCCCCTGCTACAGGTGGATTTACAGGATATAGTGGAGACTATGGTGGGCCAGATAATGATCCTAGTGGTTTTGGAGGCACAGGTGGTTACGGTATGTTTAATCAAGGCGGCCTAGCGGGAAAAAAATCTAAACCTAAAAAGAAACCTACAAAAAGATACAAGAAAGGTGGTTTAGCTACATCTAAAAAATAGCTAAATATGACTAGCTACTCATCCCCCTACCAACA